ATCACCATCAAGTAGAATAGCGCCAGTATCCACTCGTTGCCTGTGAAAGCTAGTAGTATAAGGACTGCCAGGATATAATATGTTTCGCTGTGAGTTTTCATAGCTGTGTAGGTCACCCGCCAAGACTATGTCCCAGCGATTAAAAATGTCTAAATCTACTTCTGGCTTAACGTGTGGCGGAATCTCTCCACGAACGTGTGTGCATAGTATGCGGCCTTTGAAATCGTACCCAGACTTTTCAAAGTCTTTGAGTTTGTTGTAAGGAATAATATCCAGATCAAAACCCACATTTTCATGGTAATCATCAATGATGCTTACCAAGGGGTTTAACCGGTGTGTAGACTTCTTTAAATTACTTAAAAAGGTTGTTTCTTTTTTAAGTGCTTCGTGATTGCCGGGATATATTAGTGTTGGCTTGTGAAAGCTTTCAACAAAGTCAAAATAAAGTTCAACTTCGTCCATGTTAGGTAGTCTATCAAACACATCTCCACCCACAATTACCAGGTCTGCTTGGTTTTGCATTTCTGCAAACTGCTCGCAAAACATCTTGAATCTGTTACGAGCCCAGTCTACTGGAACATTCTTTTGACCAAGTTTGATATGCACATCTGCTGTAAATAATATTTTCATTGCTTATCAGACAAAATAGCCCGCAAGCTTTTTAGGATTGCGGGCTATATGGTTTTTAACCTAGTTCTTTCACAGCCTCTTGTGCGGCTTGATCGCCAGCATCTGAGTCATCAGTGTTAGTAGTGATTTTCTCCAACAGTGCCAAGACTTCGGCTTCAGTTGGGCGAGGGTACTTTTCATCAATAGATTTTGCAGCATCAGCGGCTTCACGCTCTGCATCTGATAGTTTGCGTGGCTTGCAACGTAGTACTGACAAGTCGTAGCTGATATTAAAAGCCAGAGGTCCTGTTTTGGTACGTTTGAAAACCACATCCCAGCCAGTGTCGTAGTCTGTTGGGTCACCCAAGTCTTCGGCTGCGCCCACAATTTGCTCAAACAGTTTCTTTTTCAAGTTCAGTGCTTTGACTTTGCCGTCTTTGGGGTCAATACAGTTAACAGTATAAGACCAGCTGCACTTCAAGTCTGGGAAGAAGGCAGGAACATGATCTTTTTCGATATTGTCGAACTTTTCTTTGTCACGGCTAAAAGCCAAGCATTCAACTGGAATATCCTTGTTGTTAGCGCCCTTGAGCCAGTAGATGTAGCGAGGAAGAACTCCGCCAATCAATCGCACGGTATTTTCTCCATCTTTGTACTCGTAAGCCTCAACTTTGTTTGAGATTGCTTTGCCTTTGGTGTTTTTAAATGAAATTGCCATAATTAATTGTTTTCGTATTTGAAAAATATTTTGTTTTGTTGTATGTTGAGCAGTGGATTGTGTTTAATTGCGTCTAGGTCAATGTCCTTGAAATAACTTAAGTCTAGGTAGGTTACACGGTAAAGTTTATATAAGCTATAGTCACGCCTTCCTGCAAGTCTGATATACTGCGCTTTGTGTGCAATATCACAAGTATCTGAGAAAAGAGAGGCGGCATCTAATAGAAAACTGTGGCCCGCTAGGTTTCGAGTAATTACTCTGTCACGACTGTTTTTCGGTATTAGTTTTCCAGTAAAATGCCTCTCAAGCATAGGTAACATTAGTTTAGGGTCGCAGTTAGTTTCTGTTTCCAATAACTCCAGGTTGAAAAATAAGGCCATAATGATCGAATTCAGACTATATTATAGCATAAAGACCAATGTACTGCAAGTGTAAATTTTATCATGCCGTTATTACCTGCCAGCCTTTACGCAAATAAAGCGCAAGCCTATCGTTGTTTTGTTTCTTGTCTGCATAACCAGCAAAATTAATGTCTACAACCAATGGATCAAGTTTGCCTTCATGGAGTCGTTGCACTCGACCCACAATCTGCTCTAGTAGACTATCGTTGCTCATTGGAGCTGCAAGGATAACACAGCTGAGTGTGTTAATAGAGATGCCTTCTGAAAAGATTTGACGCGACCCGCAAATGGCCCTTTTTGTTCCCTCAAGCATTTGTTGCTTGATATGCTGTCTGTCTTCGTATTCTGTGTCACCTGTAACAACCGCGCAATCTTCGCCAATGTATTCTCCAACTTTGTGTAAAAATTCCACTCGATCAGCAATTACTAACACCGAGTGGCCATCTTGCATGTGCATTAGTGCAATAGTTGCAATAAATTGCCTGTACTTTTCTGACTCTAGGAGATCAGTTACTTTTTCAACCCAAGGAACGCCTGGCTTTAGTGTAATCCCCGACTTAACAATGTGAACTGTAGGCGTCAGGGTATTAGACTGCGGTGGTTTGTAAACAACCGGGCCAAAGTAGTCACGAAATAAGATGTGTTTGCCATCCTTGCGAATCATTGTGCCCGATAGTGCAATGCGGTAGCGGGCATGAAAAACGTCCACTGTTTGTGCAAATGTAGTGGCAGGACAGTGGTGGGCTTCGTCCAAGATAATAGTCCCAAACTCTTTAGACAACTCTCCTGCACACTTGGACAGGGTTTGAATGTTTGCAACTGTAATAAAGTGGTCGGCGTAGTCCATTCGTCCACCACCAACCACACCGGGTTTGTGACCGAACAGGACTTCGATTTCTTCACACCACTGGTCGCGTAGTGCGGCAGTGTGCGTGATAACCAAAGTTTTTTGACCAAATTTGTGTGCCAGGTGTAATGCGGTAAAAGTCTTACCCCATCCAACCAGTGCGTTAATAAAGCAAGTATCGTCGATTGGGTCATATACTACTTGTTGTTCCGGCCTTAGCCCAAAAAGTGGTTTTGGAAAAGGTATGTGGTCTACAATTCGTTTGTCAATAACCTCAAAGTCGTCAGGAACTAAGTCTAAGCGACCTTGCGGGATGCTGAGAATGCCTTTGGGCAGTACTTTGTAGTTTTTGATAGTTTCAATTGTAGCAAACTGCTTTGACCCCGTGTCTTTTTTGATTTTGTATGTAAGCGCACTGATAACCTTTTTGGTATGTTCTACACCAGGGTTATCCATGTAAATGCGATTTGAAATTATTGCTTTAGGCATCTAAACCATTCTCCAACTATCTGGTTTGTGCTCACTGCAAAACCCATAAAATAAAAAGCCCATACCCAACTTTAGTACTTGTGCATAAATCTCGTGCTCATCAGGACGTCGCAGCGATTTAAATCGTTGACTAAGACCCTCAAGCTCAACAACACAACCAAGCCCATCCGCAGGCAAAATTTGTTTAACTTTGCGCGTTTGCAGTTTGGCGCGGGTGTTTTTTTCGTATTGAAATACCCGGCCCGCACTGTCAATAAACCAGCTAACAGATTTGCCAAGTTTGATTAAATCTGTTAAAAAGTAGATGGCAGTGCGGATTGGGTACAAACTAGCGCCTGCTGATTTCAGTGCTAGCCTGCGCAGGCCTAGCGTGGCCTGTGGCAAGTTGCGGTCATCAATGATTCGCAGTGTGACTGTTTCTGAATTAGTGTCAGTAACATAGTGCGTGTGATAGAAGACCACTCCACCATCTTGTGTGGGCTTGCGGTCTCCTAGCTTAAACACGGGCCAGCGTATCTCCTGCAAACTTGTATGTTTCTGTAAAGTGTCCAAACGAGTAGTCCTCTCCAATATCTTGATCTACACCGATTGGGCAATTTGGGATTTCACAGCCCCACTGGTGTTGAGTGTTACGCTTTAGGATCTCGCAGTATTCCACCACATCTTCGTCTTTTACAAGCGCAACAATCGAGTCATGCACCAGCATAAAGATTTTAGCGTCTAGCCCACGCGCTGCAATCTCCGACGCTGTTCGCATAGCGCCAAGTAAGTTAACATCACTGGCAAGTGACTGCACTTCGGCGTTAATTCCACTACGGACTTCATGAGCTGCAATGCCTTTATCTGCGCTAAAGACATTAGGTAGTCTGCGTTTCCGACCAAAGAATGAGTATGTGTAGCCATTTGTTTGAATAAAGTTTTTGCGATCTTCAAGCCAGCGTTTTAGCTTGCTGAACTTTGTAAAGTATTGTTTAATATCGTCACGGGCTTGTTCAACAGGATAAGTCTCGCCATCCGGCAAACCCTTGGTAACAGTTTGAGCCACTTTGTTAGCACCCGAACCGTACAAGATACCGAAGCTAATAGCCTTAGCACTCTGACGCATACTTCCAAACAACCGCTTAACCTCTTCAACTGCACAAGGCAAGCTAAACACCATTTTAGCAATTGTTGAGTGAAAGTCACCGCCTGAGCTAAACACTTCTTGCAGATTCTTGTCGCCTGACAACACAGCCGCATAGTACATCTCGGCTGTGGTCAAGTCTTGCGATACAATCTTATATCCAGCTGGAGCTTGGATGCAACCTTTGATAATAGGATCATCCCGAGGTATTTGCTGAGCATTGAACTTCCCACTACTAGACAAGCGACCGCTAGTAGTAAAGATAAGATTAAAATTCGTACGGATACGACCATCACGGTCAATTTCCGGTAGAATCTTTTGAATATAGGTGTTTTGAATCTTTCCAAGCTGTCTGACCTTTAAAATCGCCGCTGGCAGTGGATGCTCTTCGCTTAGTTCGCCAAGCACTTCTGCGTCGGTGCTGACGGCTCCGGTAGCAGTTTTCTTACCAGTGGGATTGAGTCCTAGGTAGTCAAAAAGCACAACACGCAGCTGCATCACACTGTTAGGGTTAAATATTTTGCCACTGTCGCGTTCGTACTGCTTTACTGCTTCAAAACTGTAAACGACCTCTTTGGCTTTTTCAATCTCGTAGTCAAGGTACTTGGATGCAGCAGCCATACGTTCAGTACTCATGGGAATACCAACTTCTTCCATGTCCATTAGGAACAGTGTACCTGGAATCAGGATTTCACTATAAACCTTACGCAGTTTATCATTGGCCTGAACAATGGGCCAAAACTTGTGGAAAAGGTCGTATGTAACGGCTGTGTCAATACTAGCGTAACGACTAATGGTATCGAATGGAATAAGGTCATAAGTAAAATCATCTTGCAGCAAACCATGTGCTGCACAGTATGCCTTTTTAAAGTCGTCTAGCTCACTATCGTAGTCACCATAGTCGGTGTACTTTAGGGCCAGTGGTTTCAAGCCATGACTATCCGTTTCGTCTAGTACATAGTGCATAACCATAGTATCATGTACCTTGTCACGCGGAAAGTCAATATCAAGGTGATACTTAATCATCTTGAAGTCGAACTTCATGTTGTGAAATACTGTGGTAAACTCACGAGCAATCTTTTGCATCAAGTCTAAACAAACATCGTCTAAGCAGTCGGTTAAGATATAACGACCGTGTTTGCTTTTATAGCTCATGGATACGCCTAGAACATATCCGTCTCGTGGATACAAGCAAGTTGTTTCCGTGTCCCAGGCAACATAGCCTTGAGCATTGGCTAGGATTTCGCGTAGGAATCGTTTGGCTTCCTGTGTATCGTCAATTCCAGCAAAGTCACCTTGCACAGTTGGCTTGAGTTGACCTTTTACATACTTGTGAATACGATCAACTGCACGCTGAAAGTCAGGCTTGCCTTCTGGCTTGAAACTCAGCATGGCGGGGTTTGAAATGGCAATGAACTTGTCATTAACAAGTTGACCAGCCATGTTGGTTACTGAGGTAATTTTGGCGTACTCTTTGGCAGCTTCTGCGCCTACCAAGATCACAAAGTCGTAAGGCTCCAAGTCTACCTGCAAGTCTACGTCTTTTTTCAGCAACTTTGTGATTGGCACCGAACTCATGTGATACTGGTCGAATTCAAACTCGAAGTAGTCTGAATAACGAGTACGGTTAGGTGCTTTATCAATAACGGCAATTTTCATTTATAATTCCTTGTGATAC